TTAGACCACTATTATTTAATCTAGCCATTTCCCAGTTTTCAAGCTCTTTTGCAAAGTTGGAATTAGGTATATAGTTTCTTCCCCCTATACTAGTTGGAATACTATTTCTAACATTACTGATTTCACGACTAAAACTATTAGCTGTTTCTTGAACTTTGTTCTCAACAACAGATGTTGTTGCATAACCTTTGTCGTTAACCCATTTTTCTATATTTCTTCTTTCAGCAGTAAGTTGATTAGCTGTGTTATTTTGCACCCAAATTTGCATATTAGCAACTCTTGCACCATCTTGATTTTTGTAATTTTCTAAGGCGGTTAATTGGTTGGTAATACC